GCGTGTGAACCATCATTTTGCATAAACCTATACCGACAAGGACTGACATGGCTGGAGATAACTGGATTTACAAATATTATCAGGACATCAAGAGCGAGAAAGTCGTCGTTGGTGAGTGGATACGGCGCATTTATGAGTATTTAGTCCACGGCTTAGAGAACAAGGAATTTTTCTTTGATCAGGGCAAGGCAAACGCAGCCATTGACTACTTTGAGAGCAGGGTATTCCATACTGAAGGCCCACTTGCGCCGAGTCCGCTGGGGCTCGAGACGTGGCAGAAGGCGTTTCTGTCGAGCGTGTACGGCATAGTGGACGCAAAGGGCCTGAGACAATTCCGCGAGGTCGTGCTGCTGGTTGCCCGGAAGAATGGTAAGACCAAGATCGGCTCCGGCATGGGTAAATATACATGGGAGCTGGAGGGCGGTTTCGGCGCGAGAGTATTCTGCATCGCTCCAAAGCTGGAGCAAGCCGACCTTGTCTATAACGATATTTGGATGATGGAGACGCTGGATCCTGAATGGCAAGCTCTCCGCGAGGATGTAAAACAGACCGACGAGCGCGGGCGGCTGATCAAAGACGACTCCGCTCTTGCAAGGCACAGGCAGTCGGACCTGGCGATACCGAAAACCAACTGTACTGTAAAAAAGATAGCGTTCAGCTCAAAGAAGTCCGATGGCTTCAATCCAAGCCTATGTATCTGCGATGAGGTGGCTGCATGGCAGGGCGACGCGGGGCTGAAGCAATATGAGGTCATGAAGTCGGCTATGGGCGCGAGGCCTGAGGGCTTGATGCTGTCGTGCACGACTTCGGGCTACATAAACGACGGAATATTTGACGAGCTGATCAAACGGTCAACTCGTTTTTTATTAGGGGACAGCAAGGAAAAGAAGCTCTTGCCGCTTCTCTACATGATAGACAATGTCGACAAGTGGAACGACATCAACGAGCTGAGAAAGGCAAATCCAAACCTAGGCGTTTCGGTGTCAGTCGATTATATGCTCGAAGAAATTGCAATAGCAGAGGGCTCACTTTCAAAGAAGGCTGAGTTCATGTGCAAGTATTGCAACATCAAACAGAACAGTTCGCTCGCGTGGCTCCCGGCTCAATCAGTGAACGCGATAAGTGGTGAGCCGATAAAGCTCGAGGATCTGCGCGGTTCGTACTGTGTGGCGGGCATCGACCTGTCACAAACTACAGATCTGACCGCTGCGGTTGTCGTGGTCGAGAAGGAAAAGCGCCTAAACGTTATCGCACACTTTTGGATGCCGGCAGAAAAACTCGAGACGAGAACCGCAGAGGACGGGGTTCCGTATGGGGACTTCATTAAGCGAGGGTTCTTGTCTCTGAGCGGCGACAACATCATCGACAATCAGGATGTCCATAATTGGTTGACGTCGATGATAAGAGATAACGAGATATATCCACTCAAGGTCGGTTATGACCGATACTCTGCACAATATCTCATCAAGAACCTGGAGGCGGACGGGTTCCAGTGCGATGACGTATATCAGGGCGACAACTTATGGCCTGTGCTTCAAGAAATGGAGGGGCTGATCAAAGACGGCTCGATCTATATTGGTGATAATGACTTGCTAAAGTCGCACCTATTGAACGCGGCAGTAAAGATGAGCATTGAGCGGGGCAAGGGACGCCTCGTCAAGATAAATCAGAGGGCGCGAATTGACGGAGTCGCGGCTCTCGCAGATGCTATGACAGTCCGTCAGAAGTGGTATTCGGAGATTGGGTATCAACTCCAGAATGAGGGATAATCTATGAGTTTATTCGATAAAATATTCCGACCTGCGGAGGCGGAGAAGTCAGAGGACGCGATCCGTAACGCTCGGACGCTGTTCCAGACATTAACAGCATACCAGCCAGTCTTTACAAATTGGGGCGGCGCAGTTTATGAGTCGGAAATCGTCAGGGCGGCAATCGACGCAAGAGCGAGACATATTTCCAAACTCAAGGTCGAGGTCGTAGGCACAGCAAATCCGCAGCTACAGTCGAAGCTGAGGCAGGGCCCGAACCAGTGGCAGACATGGTCGCAGTTCTTGTACCGAGTCAGCACGATACTGGATGTCAACAACACGGCGTTTATCGTGCCGGTATTTGATGAGCGAATGATCATAACGGGGATGTATCCCGTTCTGCCTTCGAGGTGCACTCTTGTTGAGTATAACGGCGAAGTGTGGCTGAGGTATCAGTTCAGCAACGGACAGACGGCAGCTGTTGAGTTCCGCAAGTGTGCGATTCTGACAAAACATCAGTACCGCGACGACTTCTTTGGTGCTTCAAATTATCCGCTCAAAGAAACGATGCAGCTGATACACATACAGAATCAGGGTATCGAAGAGGGCGTGAAGAACGCGGCTACTTTCCGCTTTATGGCTCAGCTTGCCAACTTCGCAAAGCCTGAGGATCTGGCGAAAGAGCGCGAGCGATTTACTGCGGAGAATCTGTCGAGCGAGTCTGAGTCGGGCGGGTTCCTGTTATTCCCGAACACCTACAAGGACATCAGGCAGATCGACGTCAAACCGTACTCGATAGACGCGGATCAAATGGAACAAATACGAGAGAACGTGTTCAACTATTTCGGAGTGAACGAGGACGTTCTGCAAAACAAGGCTAAAGGCGAAGAGCTGGAGGCCTTTTTTGATGGCTGCATTGAACCATTTGCGATCCAGTTCAGCGAGGCAGTAACGAAAGCGCTGTTCTCGGAGCGGGAACGCGCCCAGGGGTCTTATCTAATAGCTAACGCTAATCGCCTCCAGTACATGAGCGTGACGCAGAAGGTTCAGATGGCGAAGGAGCTCGGAGACAGGGGCGCGATTCTCATTGACGAGATTCGCGAGTTGTTCAATTATGCGCCGCTGCCGAACGGAGCCGGGCAAGTTGCTCCGATAAGAGGCGAGTACAAAGCAACGGATGAGCTTGGTGGTAATACGGAGGATAACGATGGTTAAGGAAAACAGAGAATACAGGAACATGACAATGCAGATCCGCGAAGCCGTAGAGGGCGAAGAGGATCAGCGCAAAGTCGTAACAGGATACGCGAGCACATTCGACGAGCCATACAAACTGTTTTCAGGCGAGGGCTGGGAATACTGGGAGACAGTGGACAGAACCGCTTTCGACGAGACAGATATGGCTGATGTGATTATGCAGTACAACCACGAAGGCCGCGTATTTGCAAGAACAAGGAACAACACCCTTCGAGTCGAGCCGGACGAGAAGGGTTTGTTTATAGAGGCAGATCTCGGAGGCACAGAGATCGGACGCGAACTGTACGAAGAGATCGCCGGAGGCTACACCGACAGGATGAGCTTTGGATTCACCGTAACCGGTGAAATGGAAGAGCGCGAGAAGAACGAGGACGGTCTCGAAATCTACACTCGCCACATCACAAAGGTGGGCAAGCTCTATGACGTGAGCGCAGTTTCGATTCCAGCCAATGACGGCACTTCGATAGCGGCGGATGCTGTTACCAGAAGCATTGGCGATCTGAACGACGGAGTGATCGAGCGGATTCAGGCGGAGCGACTTGAGGAAGAGAAGAGGGCACTCGAGGCAAAGAGAGCAGAGTTAAAGGCATGGGCCTTAAAGGAAAGGATTTAGTTGTTATGACAAAAGAACTTATTGACGCTATGAGCCGCGAAGAGCTCGAAGCAAGAAAGGCCGAAATCGGTGAAGCTCTGGAAAATGCGGATGCTGAGCAGATGGATGCCTTTACGGAAGAACGCACTCTTATTGATGCTCGTTTTGAGCAGCTTGAGCGCGAAGCAGAAGAGTCCCGCAAGGCAGCTGAGGCAGTTGCTAAAGGCGCGGGCAAGGTAATTGAATCCAGAAAGGACGAACACAAAATGACAGAAATGGAAATCAGAAACAGCCGCGAATACATCGAGGCGTTTGCTAAGTATGTAAAGACTGGCAACGATAAAGAGTGCAGAGCTCTTTATAGCGACAACGTAGAGTCTCCGCTTGTAGGTTCTGTTCCGGTTCCTACATTCGCGGGCGAGATCGTGGCAAAGAGACTTGAGGACAGCGAAATCCTCAGAAGAGTCCGCAGAATGAACGCAGCCGGCAACGTAAAAGTCGGATTTGAGATCTCTGCCCCGGCAGCTGCCGCTCACGAAGAAGGTGGCGACGCTGTCACAGAAGAGGCACTCGTTCTCGGAATCGTGACACTCGTTCCTGTTACTTATAAGAAGTGGGTACAGGTTTCGGACGAGGCTCTTGACAGCATGAGCGGCGAGGCTTATCTCAGATACATCTATGATGAGGTTGCTCGTGGAATCATCAAGGCTGAGGAGAACGCTGTTGTTGCTGCTATCCTCGCAGCTCCACAGACAGCTGATGCTGATTCCCCGGCTGTTCCTAAGACTGGCGCAGCCGCCGGAAACATCGCTGACTTTGTAAACGCAAGAGCACTCCTGAGCTCCGCAGCAGAAGATCTCGTTATCATCTGCACACCGGCTCAGTATGCTTCTTATAGAGCTCTTCAGATGGCTGCACAGTACGGCGTGGATCCGTTTGACGGACTCGAGGTTCTGTTCTCTGACGCGGCTACAGCTCCAATCATCGGAGACCTGAGCGGCGTAATGATGAATCTGCCAAAGGGCGACGCCATCGAGTTCAAGTATGACGATCACAGCCTGATGACTTCCGATATGGTAAGAATCCTCGGACGTCAGCCGGCAGCAATCGGACTCGTTGGCAACAAGTTCTTCGCTAAGGTATCGGCATAATGAAGGTCAAACTGACTAACGACACGTTTGTCAGATTCGCAAAGGATACAGTTCTCGAGGTTTCCGATTCGGAGGCCTCGAGGCTGATCGCCTTTAACAATGCGGTCGAAGTCAAAGCAAAGGCTGAGGCGAAGCCAGCGAAAACAGCAAAGAAATCAAAGTAATTCGTGTGAGGTAAGAAAATGCTTGAACGGGTAAAGACAGCGCTCAGGATCACGACAACTGCATATAACTCGGAGCTGGAATATCTGATTGAAGCCGCAAAGCTCGACCTCGGAATTGCGGGAGTAGTGGTTCCTGAGGAGCTGGACGCGCTTGTTCAGAAAGCGGTGATAACGTATTGCAAAATGTCGTTCGGTATTCCTGAGGATTACGACCGACTCAAAAGGTCATATGACGAGCAGAAAGCGCAGCTGATAACAGCGACAGGCTATACGGACTGGGGTGATGCCAAATGTATGACAATGTAGCTACATTGAAAGCGTTCGGCACGCCTACTTATGACGAGTATGGCAACGAGGCTTTAAATGTTACCGAAAGAGTCGTGTTCGTTCAGCCTAGAGGCGTGTATAGCTCAGAGTTCTATAATGCGGCTCAGCTTGGGCTCAAGCCGTCCCTGACGCTTGTTATGACTAACAGGGCAGATTATGACGGCGAGAAGGTGGTCGAATTTGAGGGCAAGGATTATGACGTAATCCGAGTGGACTGGACTGCTCAACGTGACAGCATCAGCCTTATCTGTGAGGAGCGTGTTCATAATGGCTAAAACAAAATCAGTATCTATACAAATGGCAGAGATACTTGATGCGTTTGATGACAAAGTGAACGACGCACTTGAAAAGGCGGCGGATTCGGTAGCGAAGGAGTCTGTTAGCAAATTGCAGAACACATCGCCGCGCAGATCCGGAGCGTATGCAAGTGGATGGACGGCCAAAAAAGAATCCCCGAAAGAGGTGATCGTGCATAATTCTGACCATTACCAGCTAACGCATCTGCTTGAGAACGGTCACGTTGTACGCAACAAAAAAGGCACTTACGGCCGCGCACCAGCTCACAAACATATCAAGCCTGTTGAGACATGGGCAAATAAAGAGTTCCAAAGGCTTATCAAAGAAGGTATAGAGTCATGAGCATTTATCAGACACTACAGAGCACCGGCCTTCCGTGTGCATACAGCCATTTTAAGAAGGCTCAGAGTCCACCGTATATCGTGTATATCGGTAATGGGCAAGAGACCTTCCAGGCTGACAACACGCACTACTGGAAAGAGAACAATTATCAGGTCGAGTATTACTTCACAACGAAAAACGAATCAAACGAAGAAGCCATTGAAACCGCACTGCTGGACAATGGCTTTTTATATGACAAGAGCGAGGACGTCTACATCGAGGATGAGGGCGTCTTTGTTATTTATTACTACATCTAAACGAAAGGGGCTTATCAATGGCTAAAAATAAAGTCGAGTTTGGTATCAGCAACCTTCACGTGTTTACGTACACGGTGGGAAGTGGTGGAACTGTCACTCTCGGCACTCCATATCACCAGCCGGGTGCCATTTCATTCAGCCCGGAACAGGACTCGAATGAGAACACACTGAACGCTGACAACATCGTCTACTGGAGCGAATACTCGGAAGGACCATTTAACGGAGACCTCGAGGTCGCTCTTTTTGACGATGAGTTTAAGACACAGTTCCTCGGTTATGCGAACTTCAACGGGGGCGGAATTGCTCAGGTGAAGAACGCGACAAAGCCGAGCGTGGGAATCGCTTTTGAAATCGAAGGCGATCAGGAAAAGAGGAGAGCGGTATTTTATAACTGCTCACTCGGAGCCATCACAAGAAGCTACGAGACTATAGGCGATGAGAAGGAACCGGCAACGGAGACTATCCCTGTCACCTGTACCGGGGATAATGGCACAGGAATAACAAAGGTAACGTTTAAGCCTGAAGATTCGGCTTACGATACTCTGTTTACTGCGCCTCCAGTTCCGGCATTAGTACCATAACAAAACGGAGCGGGGCCGATTCGGTCCCGCTCCCTTTTCCATAGGAGGTGAACAATGGAAAAGATCGTAACTATCGGAAACAAGGAAGTCCGGCTTAATAACAACGTAGCTTGGACTATGGAATATAGAGA